TTGCTCTTGGAGACAAAATTAGAGGATGTTTTCAACTGTTCGAAAGGACACCCAATTATTCTAAAAAAGTTTCTAAGCGGGCAACTGTCGCTAGAAACCTTAGTCATCTACGACAAAATATTTGGTTTCTCAAAGACTTTTGATAAGAAACTTCTAGACCCGGTATGGGAAACCGTAAGTTTGAAGATTAAAAAATATTCTTCATTTCTAAATATTGATGTATTCCAGTTCAAGCGTATTTTACGAGAAATTATAAATGAGTAACTTTTTCGACTCCGATATTATTCAAGAAGAATTGAAAGAAATCAATAAGTTACAAGAAGATATTTACGGAAGTATTCTTACTTTTGGTGGAATGACTCGTGAAGACAAACTGGAACACATTGAAAAACTACAAATGCTCCTTGAAAAGCAGCGGGTAATGTATACTCGCCTGTCTCTTTCCGATGACCCAGAAGCAGTTGTGATGAAAGAGAATCTTCGTAAGTCAGTAGCACTGATGGGTTTTCCACCAGAGACTGATATGAGTGTTTTGTTTAAGAGTATGGACAAAACAATCGAATCCTTAAAGCAGTATGTTGACCGTTAAGGTCATCTCTGCTATAATATCCAAGTAAATCCCCCGTATCCAATTTATCCGAGGTAATCTAAATGGGCTTTGCCGATCTTAAAAAACAGTCTAAACTTGGCTCACTCACCGAAAAACTGGTGAAGCAAGTTGAAAAAATGAATAACTCCGAAAGTTCTAGTGACGATCGCTTTTGGAAGTTAAGTGTAGATAAATCAAACAACGGTTATGCCGTGATTCGGTTTCTTCCTGCTCCTGATGGGGAAGACCTTCCGTTTGTGAAAGTTTATAGTCACGCATTTCAAGGTCCTGGTGGTTGGTTGATTGACCAGTGCCTTACTACCGTAAATCAAAAGTGCCCCGTGTGTGAGCACAACTCTGCTCTGTGGAATAACGGCACCGATGCAGGTAAAGAAGTTGCCCGTAAGCAGAAGCGTAAACTGACTTACATTAGCAATGTCTATGTCGTCAAAGACCCTGCAAATCCTGAAAACGAAGGTAAAGTCTTCCTCTTCAAGTATGGTAAGAAAATCTTCGACAAGATTATGGAAGCAATGCAACCTGAATATGAGGACGAAACTCCTATTAATGCCTTTGACTTCTGGCAGGGTGCTAATTTCAAACTGAAAGCAAAGAGCGTTGCTGGTTATCGTAACTATGATTCCAGTGAGTTTGCTTCTGTTGGTCCTCTTCTAGACGATGATGATGCTCTGGAAGCACTGTGGAAGAAGCAGTATTCTCTTGCAGAATTTGTTGCTGCCGAACAGTTTAAGACTTATGATGAATTGAAAAAGCGTCTTGATTCTGTGCTTGGTGCAAAGTCTTCTGTGCGTCTTGATGAAGAAGTTGAGGACGAGGAAGAGTATTCTCGTGGTCCTGTGAAGGAACTTGATGATGACCTTCGTTCCGAACTCAACAACCTTCAACCTACTCGTCGTGCTGCAGTGGTTGAGGAAGATGAGGATGATGACGCACTTTCGTATTTCGCAAAATTAGCGGAAGATTAATTCCTGTATATAATATGAGGGAGGTCAAGAGTCCTCCCTTTTTTATTGTGGTAGAGTTACGTTAGTATTTTCAGTTCTAATGAGAGTGTCTGTTATATACTCCGAAGATTCTGAATATAACATTTCAACTCTCATATCATTCAAGAACTGTTGTAAATATTCTGGTTTAAGAAGATAGATCAATCGTTTTTCATCATTCTTTCTAGTCTCATACTGATAATTTGTAATTCCCGTTACAGGATTTAAAGTTGCTGTTGGATCTGCTGGATTTGGAATTGTAAAGTCTTGAGTGACAACCTTACCTGCTGGCAGAATCAAACGATTAGATGAGTCTTTAACTTCTGTGGTCTCATAGAATCTTATTTTAGTCAGATCATTCCCATATTTGTTTTCAGCATAATTGTAGAGTTGATAATCAGAAAGAGGCCACTGATCTCTTACATTTGTAATATTTGCTGTGATGAGAACAACCCAATCTAGTTCTGGGCTTCCATAGATCTCGTCGGCAACAGTATCTGGACGAGCACCATCCTTGATCTCATATTTGTTGAAGATTGTAAAAACATTATATAAGTCATCACGCAACTTAACTCTTCTAAAAAGATTCTTCACAATCACATAGTCTTGTGAAGAATTTTTTTCTGGTAAAAACGACTGATATGCGAGATCTGGTAATTCTCTAAAGTATCCCATTAGTATCCTACTGAAGTATCGTTTTTATCATAATCTCCAAAATAAATTGGCTCAAGTTCTTTAAATCCTAAATCCATAATCATAGAAACTGGTGTTCCGCCACCATCTTTAGCACTTCCACCATAAGTCGCATAAACTCCTTCTCCAGTATAATTTACAGACATATCCGTAAGAGCACATTGTTTAAACTTATGTAAGAATGGATGATTGTCTGAACCTTTTTTATAAGTGAGTTCAAAAATATTTGGAGTATTTAAGTAAATTCCATCAATTTGTGGAGTCATATTTTTCTTTAATGTTCTGATAATATCTTTAACTGCTGCTGCTTCTTGGGGACCTCTTGGAGTTAATTTAAATGAAAATTTAAAAGACCTCAAAGTTACACCTTCAAATAATAATTCCATATTTGGATTCAGAATTTGTCCAGTTTGTCTTGCCAATAGTTGTGAAGCAGTAAGATTACCACCAAAAGGGATATTTGCTGCTTGTGCCGCTAAAGTATTATTAAAATATGTAAGAGCTTCTCCAGATAATATTGTAGATGTTAAACCTTGTAATACTTTAGTTACATTTTCTCCAGCTTTAGTTATATCATTAACTTCTGTTGCTTTAAATGCAGCAAGAGCTTGATTTGCTACACTTCCCGTTAATCCGTCTAAAGAACTTGGACCAAAAGAAATAGAATTACCATCTTGAATATTTGATGGTATAGGCAAAAGTATAGTTTCTAATAATGTTTTATTTTTATTTTTTCTATTACTTCCTGGTCTAATAATACTAGCATTAATTTCAGTTTGCTTAACAGCTCCTGGAGCAGATCCAACCCCAAATACCTCCGTTGTTTGAGGTTCACCCAATTTTCCAATTGGGGTATAATTTACAATACCAATCTGTAAAAAATCAGATGTTTCGTTTAATTTGCCTAAAGGGTATCTTAATGGTGGTGCCATCTTGGCTATTTTTTAACTATTTAGACGGATATTTCCAAAAGGAACTTCTCTTAAATCGGCAAGTTCTTCAGGATAGACTTCATATAATTGTCCAGCAATTTCACTCCAAGTATATTGTCTTGTTTCACCCCAGTGAAAATTAATACCCTTAAATCCCCACGCAAATACATCAGTGACTGCGACTAATGGATTTTTATCGTATTGAATATTTGGTGTCTTTGGATTATAAACAAACGTATAATACTTACCTGCTTTAGGAACTCTTCCACTTTCTTGTAATACTTTTCTAATTTGACGCATCAAATCGTCAGGATTCTCATTTCCAATTAAGTTATCAATAACAGAACGAACTCGATTCTGATTATCATCGGTTGGATTTCTTCCCTTTCTTTGTTTGAGTGTTTTTCTTGGCATTACTTGATACCTAACTCATTTTCCGTAAGCACCTTAAACTCATATCCACGATCAGCACACCACTCTTTTGCTGCTTCCCACTTTGCTTGATTCTTGGCATACTCATATGCTTCATAAAGATATTTTTTAGTTTGTCTTTGAGGTTTTTGTGGAGGAGCAGTTTGCTTTTTAGGTTTAATCTCAATCAAATATTTTTTAATTTGTCCTGTGCTTTCTTTAACCTTTATGTAAAAATCTGGAAAATATCTATGAGGTTTTCTATCAACAGGAGAACGATACCAGATAAAAATTTCTTCACTTCCCCACTCCAAAATATTTTCATTACTATCACAATAGACCATAAACTTTCTTTCCCATAAGGAACGATAAATGATGTTTGTTGGATCTCCTTTATATTTTTTAGGAAATGATGGTTGATATTTTCCCTTATATGACATCTAAATACTTTATAATGTAAGGTTCGCACAAGGTATTTAGAGTGGCAAATTCACTTGTCAAAAAAATTACGATGAGTCAAGTTAAGGACTTTGTAGGTAATTTGGCTCAAACAAATTATTATCTTGTGAACATTCCTTTAACCAGTAAATTAAAAGAGCACTTTAGTAGAAATTATCAAGACATAGATTTACCTACTATCAATAACTTTGTAAGTGATAAACTTGGATTTCTTTGTTCTGAAGCAACTCTTCCAGTAACTTCATATGCCACTGCAGAAGTTAAAGATAATTTTATGGGTATACCGCAAGAATTTGCCCATACTCGACTTTATACAGATATGGACTTAACTTTTTATGTTGACTCCAACTATACGATGTTGAGATTTTTTGAAGGATGGATGGATTATATTTCTGGAGGTAATATTCCTGGAGAAGAACCAGCAGCTGCTACACTATTAAACCCAGACATTTATAGAAGATTTAATTTTCCGGAGTTTTATAAATGCCAAAATATGACGATTCGCAAATTTGAGAGAGACTTCAGTAAAGAATTAAAATATACTTTCGTTAATGCTTTTCCCAAAGGTCTGACCTCAATGCCAGTATCTTATGGACCAGCAGATTTATTAAAAGTTACGGTTACATTTAACTTTGATCGTTATGTTGTTGGTAGAGAAACATTAGTAAAAGAAACGGATCCATTAAGCGGATCAATTAGTGATCCATCTACGCCACTAGGTCAGGCAGTCATAAATGCCATTGGTCCTGATCAAACTTCCAGATAGGAGGATAAATAATCACAACTGAATTGTATTAAGGATTATGCCTTTACCAAAAATTAATACGCCAACTTATGAGTTGGAATTACCTTCTACTGGAAAGAAAATTAGATATCGCCCTTTCCTGGTTAGAGAAGAAAAGATTTTGATTATGGCACTTGAGTCTGAAAGTATGAAGCAGATTACAAGCGCAATTGTTCAAATTTTATCCGATTGTATTCTCACAAAGGGAATCAAAGTATCAGATCTTTCAACTTTTGACATTGAGTACATATTTTTAAATGTTCGTGCGAAGTCAGTTGGAGAAACTGTTGAAGTCAATGTAACTTGTCCTGATGATGAAGGAACACAAGTTAAAGTAGAAATCGCAATAGATGACATTAAGATTCAAAAAAATAAAGATCATAATAACATTATTAAATTAGATGATACTCTTTCAATGAAGATGAAATACCCTTCATTAGAACAATTTGTTGAAAACAATTTTGAGACAAGCGATGACATAAGCGATGTCAACAAATCTTTAAGTATGATTATTTCTTGTATTGATACTGTTTATGATCAAGAAGAATCTTGGAGTGCTTCTGACTGTTCAAAAAAAGAATTAGAAGATTTTGTAGAACAAATGAATACCAAGCAGTTTAAAGAAATTGAAAATTTCTTTATAACTATGCCAAAATTATCTCATACGATTAAAGTTAAAAATCCAAACACAGATGTAGAAAGTGAAGTTGTTCTGGAGGGTCTAGCAAGTTTTTTCAGTTAAGTATGGCTCATACAAGTCTTGAGTCATACTATCAAATTAATTTTGCTTTGATTCAGCACCATAAATATTCATTGACAGAACTTGAAAATATGATACCTTGGGAAAGAGAAGTGTACTTGACTTTACTTGAACAATATATTGAAGAAGAAAATCTAAAGGCACAACAGCAGAGTGGACATTAATCAAATCTACAAAGCACCAGCAATACCAAAATTAAGTAGAAGAAATATATCTTCTTCGGTGCTTCGTAGTGCTTCTGTTACAACTGCTGTTCCAAAATTAAAAAGAACATCATTTAGTTTTATAAAACCAAAAATAAATCCAGAAACACTCAAGACTGAAGTATCTAATGTACAAATATCAGAATCATTAGTAGAAACAAATCAAATTCTGATCGAAATACAAAAGCAATTATCTTATGATTTTGCGATGCGAATCGCAGAAGAGAAAGAGTCAATTAAAAAGATAAAAGCAGCAGAGTCAAAGAGAAAATTTGCTGAAAAAGAGAAGTCTGTAGAAGAAACTAAAAAAATAGGTAGTGCTCTTGATGGAACTATTAGTAAAGTTACAGCACCAATCAAAAATGTTTTTGAAAAAATAAAAGAATTTTTTAGCTTAATTCTAACTGGTATTGTTTTAAATGCTGCGTTTAAGTGGTTACAAGATGAAAATAATAGAAAACTATTAGATGGTATTTTTGATTGGGTAGGTAAATTATTTGTTCCTGCTGTCATTGGTATTATTGGATATAAAGTCTTTAAGTGGGTTAGAAGACTTTTTAAAATTGGCAGATTTTTATACAAATTGCCAGGAAGAATTGGTAAACTATTTGGCATTAAACCTTCAGGTGGATCTCCCACACTTCCAAAAATTCCTTGGTGGCAAAAAAATCCTGCTTCTTTAAGTAGATCAAATGCTTCTTACTCTAAATTTATAGCAGGAACATCAAATATTGGAGACAGAACTAGATTATTAAGAAGAGGAATGATAGGTCCTCAACAATTGCTCACCAAAGGTGGTCCCGAAGCACTTAAAGGAACAGCAACAAAAGCAGCAGGGACTGCTGCCACTGCTGGTGGGAAACTTGGCGGAAAACTTGGTGGAAAAGCACTTAAGGCAATACCTTTTCTAGGATCAGCTATTGCGATTATTGAGGGAATTGCTAGACTAAAAGATGGTGATATAATGGGAGCAATGCTCTCTTTTGGAACAGCAATTCCTGGAATCGGTTGGGGATTTTTAGCTGCTGATATTGTTAGAGCAATAACAGGTGAAGAAAAATTTGATAACGCTGTTAGTGGAAAAGGTGAAAGAGATGAAACACGACAAAAATATGGTGGAAAAGTTCCAGCATCTTTCAGTGGAATGTTTAATAGTGGAGGAACAGTTCCAGGTCCAAAAGTTAATAAAGATATTGTTCCGATTCTAGCAACTCCTGGTGAAAAAATTGTCCCTGTTATAGAAAGTATGAAATTTGGGCCATTAATTGACAATATTATTGGTAATGGTGGAAGATTATGGATTACGTTTACCCAAGCAATTAAAAAATTACTTTCTGTTTCTGAATATCAAAGAGATGTATCTAAAGAATTTTCTAAAGTTATAGAAGATTTTAATAAGTACATCAAGGATGATATTTTAAGAAAAAAAACAGGTGGACAGGGAGGATCTAACAGTAACTTTAGAATGGCATCTTCGCAACAAAATAAATCAATTTCAGCAGCACCAAAGATTGCTAATATCAGTATGAATGTATCTGCTGGTTCTGGTGGAATGACTTTCTTACCAATGGTGCTTCCAAAACAGTCATCAAAACCACCACAAATACCACAAATGCAGGGAAAGGCAACGGAAGTGCCAACCATATCACCTATTAATTTTGCTAATTATTGGATGGAAGTCACTCCAGAACTTTATGGTATAGAATTATACGGATAAGATATGGAAAATCAAGTACAAAATTTAAAACTTAATGTTACTAACATTAAAAGTTATCTTATTAATTCAAATAAAGAATTAAGAAGTCTCAAAATTCAAAAGAAAAATTTATTTTCAAAACTTGAAAAACAGCAAACCGTAAGAACTAAAGAATCTAGAATAGAAACTAAAAATCTTGGAATTGGTGCTGGATTTTCTAGAATTGTAGGTGCTGTGACTGCTCCTGCCAGAGGTATTTTTGATAGAATACTTGACTTTTTAGGGTTAATTGTTCTTGGAGTTCTAGTTCAAAAACTTCCTGCTATTATAGCAAAAATCGATGAATTTTTTAATAGTGATTTTATAAAAGCAGTTGGAAATGTATTTGAAGCAATTGGATTTGGATTTCAAAAACTTGGAGATCTAATTGACATTCTTACGCCACAGAAACAAAAAGAATTAGATGAAGAATTAAAATTAATTGGAAAGGAGGCAGATGAAGGATTAGAATTAGCAAGTCAGGCAGATAAAGATATGTCTGACTTGGAAAGAGAATTAAGTAAAAGAGAAAATAATAATCAATCTCCAGCATCTACACCAACTATGCCAATGGCGCCAATGCCACCTGGATCAATGTATCCAGCAACAACACCACAACCACCAGCACCGAAACCAGAAGATCCACAAAAGTTTTCAAAAGGTGGAACAGTTCAAGCAACAAATAATCAACAATCTAAACCTGCTTATACTCCAAGAAAAAGTGGTCCTCAAAAGCAAGCAGAAAGAGGAATGGAAAATGGGTTTACAGATTTTTCTCTAGCAGTTGAAAATATTAATGAAACAACCAAAAAAGATGAAAATAACGTTATAGCACTAGCAGAGTTATCAAAAAACTTTAGAGAATGGAGTTCTTTATCTGGTGATTTGTCTTCAAAAAGAATGACAACTCCTTCACCAAGTTTGAACAATCCTGTAGATCCCAATGATTATGGTCCACTCCCAGACGGTACACCTACATCTGGATCGTTGTCTTCTGTTTTACCTCAAGGAAGACCACAATTTACAAGTGGATATAGAACTGCTAATAGACCAGGACACCGAGGAGTTGATATTGGAGTTGATGCGAACTCCCCAGTTATTGCCACTCAAGATGGTAAAATAGTTGATTTTTATCGAAACTTTGGAGACTGGGGTGATGCTGTCGTTGTCAAATATAATGATGGTTATACTGGGATTTATGGCCACGTAATTCCAAATTCTAAACTAAAAATTGGAGATGTTATTAAAAAGGGACAGATGATAGCAAAAGTTAAATTTTGGCCAAAAGGTGTTGCTGGAAACACTCAATATGACGACAATACACATTTACACTATGAAAGAAAAACACCAGAAGGAAGTTGGATTAATCCATCTCCATATTTGAATTCGTTAACACCAAAACCTAAAAATACTCCTATTAAACCGGCGCAAGTTATTCCATTGACAGGAAAAGGTGCTGATCCCCAATTGAAAGGTTTAAAATTAGAACCAGTTTCTAAAAATGGAGGAAATAGAACATTAAATAGATTAAATGGTGGTGGAAATCAATCAATGTTTATCTACGCGGTACAACCAGTAGAAACCTTTGTTCCCTTCCCATATCCAGTCCCTACACAACAAACAGCAAGTTTATCACCACAAAAAACAAAAGTTCCCCCAATTTGGAGAGCATAGGATAAATGAATAAGGCAGCAGCAGCATCAGCATATGAAGTTTTTCAAATTGAAAAAAATGGTAAAGTTGTAGACATCAGTGGAACGGATCCATATGGACCCAAACCAACTAGTTTTGATTATTATGAAAGTCTTCTATCTCCTAATGTAAGTGCTGTTCTGTCTTTAATGGACATTGGTGGATCATCACAATATGATTCAAAATATAATAAACAATCAGGATATGGAACATTAAATTCTGCGTTTTTACTGTCTGGTGATATTAATGTTTCATTTAAAATTACATCTAAATCTGGATCAGATGTTTTAGACTTTACAAAAAACCCACTGATTTTTGATAAACAAATTAATCCAAGTCAAGAATCAAATCGTGAGGGAATTGTAATTGGTTTAGTGTCACGGGCAGCTAAAACTAATATGGAAACCGCCATTCAAAAATCATATAGAGGAAAAATATCAGAAAATGTTAGAAAAATTTTAAAAGAGGAATTAAAAGTTATTGATAATAGAATTTTTATCGATGAAACAAAAATTCCTTATGATTTTGAAGGAAAAAATAGAGATCCTTTTAGTACTATTTTGGGACTGTGCCCAAGATCAACTCCAATTCAAGGAAATCCTGGATATTTTTTCTATGAAACTAGAGATGGATTTAACTTTAAATCTATCGACAGTTTAATATCTCAAGCACCTCCTTCGGGAGTAAGTGAGTATTTTAGAACTGATGCTTTACAATCAAATTTAGATAATGATTTTAACGATTATAAAATCGTTAGAAAATTTGATATCAAAAAGGAAGATATCATAACTTCTCTGAAGTGTGGAATTTATAGAGCTAGAAATTATTTCTTTAATCACAAAACATTAAAGTATGAAGAACTTGATTATGAACTAACAGAATTGGAACAGTCACTTGGAAAAAGTATTGAAATTCCAAACGTAAGTTCATATACGAGAACTTATTTTAACATTAAAGATATAGCATCTTTGAGTCCTGTTGTAGGTGGATCTGAAAATAATGATCCAAAAGAATGGCAAGCAAAATCACCAATGAGATATAACTCGCTTTTTACTCAAATTATTGAAATTCAAGTTCCTTGTAATCTAAAATTAAAAGCAGGTAATACTATCATTTGTAATTTTGAAACCATAACACAGTCTAGAAAAGTAGAGGGTGCGATTGATCCGGTAAATAGTGGTAAGTATTTGATTTTAAATTTATGTCATCATTTTGATCCATTAAGATCTTTTACATCAATGACACTTGTTAGAGATTCATACGGACTTTATAAAAAATAATTATGGCAGCAAAACCTTACGGGAACATCAAATACGAAGAGATGTTCATTGGACAAGTTCCACCAAATCAAATATTAGACAAGATAGATTCTGATGGTTGGGGAGACAGAGTTAAAGTTAGAATCCCTAATTATCATAGTCCAGACACTCCAGATGATAAACTACCTTGGGCAATCGTAGAAAGACCTACATCTCAAGGAAATGCGAGTCGTGGATCTACAGGTCTTTGTGGTGGAGAATGGGTTCGTGGATATTTTATTGATGGAATTCCAGTAATTTGTACTGTTTTGTCTAGAGGAACTTATGAGAACAATATTTCATTACAAGAAGCTAAAGAAAAAAAATCAACAGGATTTAAAAATATAACAAGGTATAATTCATTTTCACCTCACTCTGGTCAGGTTATTGGTGGTGATAAACCAAAAGAGTCAACACAACCAACTAAACAAGAATTTGAGAAAGCAAAAGATATTCCAAAAGATCAAGAAGATATTATCACCAATAAGCAAAAACAAGATGCTACATTAATTTCACAGTACGTTCCATTAACTCCAAGAGAACGAGAAGATAAAAAAATTCTCTTAAGAGCTTTACAAAGGGGTGAAATTGGGTCTGGACCGTCTATTGATAAAGCAATACAAGATATTATTGATCAACTTAATGGCGTTCGTGGTCTTGTTCGGGATGCTTAATGATGACTAAATATCAAAACGAAGAGGTAAGTTTATAGTGGCACAACAAATTATACTTAATGGTATAACATATGAATTATTTGGTGGTCAAGTGTATAGGGTTAAGGGACCTGGAGCACTTACCTTCACAAATAAAATTTCTGTATCGCAATTTAATCAAATTTATTCTGAACAAACAAAAACAGCACAAACCACGAATAAAATACAAGATTTTATTAATGAAAATCAAGGAAGACAAATTCCAATAGAAGGTCCAAATCCTAATCAAAAATATGTTGTAGAAATAACCGCAGATGGTAAGTCTATAGTTAAAAATCTCACTACAGGTGCTGTAGGAAAACCAACACCTATTACATTAGAAACTATTACTGAACTTCAACAAATCAGACTTGCAGAACCACCACTACAAGAATCTCCAGCAACAGCAGAACCAAGAGATCCTTTTTATACAGATAAAGGAACCAAACAACTTCGCAAAGATGTAGAAATTCTTACAGGTCTTCTTCAAAGTGATGCTGTTGAATTAGATAATGTTGTTATATCTGCTGGTCCACCACAACAGACTTTATTAGATCGTATTGAAGAATCTGGAATTACTACAAATTTGTACAATGAGTTTCCACAATATGCCGAACTAATCAGTTCTTATGCTGATAAAAGACAATCTTTACAAGATTTAGAAAAAATTCTTGAAAACTATTTAAAAGATGTTGAAAATGAATGTGCTAAACAGTTAGAAACAACAACCTCTTGGTCTGGGGATGGAAAAAAATGTAAGGACGGATTCAATTATTCTGCGTTAAGAGCATTAGAAGCAGATATTGAGAAGCAATTGAATGAACTTCCTGATCCTTGTGGAAAGAGCACTCTTGCTGGAATTAATAATGCTCTACTAAACTTCTTTGATTTTCTTAAGGGGATTAAGAAATATTATAATCTCTATGTCCAGGGAACAATTAACAAAATTCAAAATCTAACTTCTATCATTGCCAAAACCGCTGATATTATAGCATCAATCTTAAAGTTGCTCATTCAAAGAGTTCGTAATTATATTTTAAATCTTTTAAGAAAATTAATTGAAAAAGTCATTGATCGTATCTTGACATCTTTATCAAAAAATCTTAAGAATGCTGTTATTAAAGCAATTGTTGATTCTTTAATCTGTAAGTTCAACGAGATTATCAAAGGATTAAGAAATCTCGTCGTAGATTTTC